GATATCTCCTCTTATATTGCCCTCAACCATTACATCAGTCACCACGAGAATCGCCAAACCTGGTTCACGTGGTTCAGCCTCGAAAGGCTGAAGGATAGTGTTGAGGAGTATAAGAGGAAGGGAATCCTGTCCTTCGCCATGGACAACAAGGTCATTACAATCATCGCCGCTATCGGCGTGGCTGTAACAACTTGTATCACTGCTAAGAAGTTGTGGCAGTGGGCTTTTACAAAGCCCCTAAAACAAAATACTAGTGGTGATGAGGATGATCCCTCCGACCCACGATACAATCCTCTGCAGGACCTTCGCGACCGCTATGAGCGTGAAGTGTTCAACAAGGGAAGCACAAAGCTGATCAAGCAGGAAGCTGCGGAGAGGGGCATGGGAAAACTCTTCAACGAATGGGAACAAGCCTACCGTACCAACGCTAGGAACACTCAGGACGTAGTGAACCTACTCCAGAACACACCTATCGAGGATGCTGTTCGCCATTTCCAGGAGAATCCAAGGTCCCTAAGATCTTTGGTCGAGTATTCCCGATCGGACTACCATGTTCCCAACATGGTGTCCATCGATGACATCATCACCCCGATCCCCAGTCTGACCAAGCAGATGGCTGCCAAGCTCATCAAGAACTACGCCAGGATTGACGCCAAGGGTTCCTGTTACGCCCTGGGCCTCCGTGACAAACTTTTTGCCACGGTCAGCCACTTGTTCGGAGAGGTCAATGAGACTTGTCAAATCCGTTACAACGGCGAGGTCTATAATGCTAAGTGCATTACTCTGAACAGACCCAGAGACCTAGCCATTGTGAAGCTGATGGACAAGAACTTCCCTACTCTCACCAACATCGAGAGTATGTTGCCCAGTATTAGTGAGCATATCACTACTACTTCAGCAACTTTCGTTCGCCCATTGGCCAACGAGCTCTCCTACCACACTGACACAGTGAGGTACATCCCCAAGAGCATCATCACCCGGACCTCCTCGGATAGGTTCTCCCTGAACGAGAACTTCTACATCATGGACATTACCACCATGTGCGCATCCCAGCAAGTCTACCAGAGGGGAGATTGTGGTTTCCCGATCGTTGTTTACAGGGACAACCAGTGGTTGATTATGGGTATCCATAACTCATACCACCAAGCCGATGGTACAATGTACTTCAGTGCTCTCCATAAGGAGGATCTGGCTTACATCCGTACAGACGTCACTCCCAATTCGGACATGTCAATCGGCCACCCCTTGGACCCCGAGACCGCTTACACAACCACCCCTTTCATGCGATCCAGGCTGGATGTCTCTGTGAAGTCATCCGTGTTCCAGAATGTGAGTGAGCTACCTTTCTTCGGTTTTAACCCGAACTTCGCTCCTACTTCAAGACCTGCTCACAAGAAGAAATACCTTGCTCTATGTGAGGAGATCACGGATTGCCCAGTTCTCCCCAGCGCTCTAGACTTGACACACGTCGAGGACTACCGCTCTGGTGAAGAACATTCATGGAACCCCGCACCCTCTCCTTACTCAGGCTGTTAAGTACTCCAAGAAAACACCCGAGTACGGTCAGGGCCTGGACCCGCAGATTGCTGAGATGACCCTAGATCATATCAGCACATACTACCGAATCTACTATGATGTGGAGCCTGTGCCTCTTAAGCACGGGGCTATCATCAATGGTTACGGTTCTCTGCAAGGGTTCGACATGACCACCTCTGTGGGCATGAACATCAAAATGCAGCACAAGATCCAGATCAAACGTCCCGAGAGCAACCCCGACGTTCTTTTCATCAACAAGAACAAAGACGGGGAGAAGCCCTACTATGCCATCAACATCGCCACACCTGCTGGAAAGCAGCTCAACAACGACTTTGACCTGTACGACAGATCCATCCAAAGTGGAATCCCGATCTGTATGATCATCAAGGACAACGCTAAGGTGGAGCTTCTCCCTAAGGAGAAGGTCAAGAAGGGAAAGGTTCGCTTGTTCAACGAGATCGACCTGGCCATCAACATGGTCCTGAAGAAATACTTCGGGCGCTTTGTTGAGAAGGTCATCGCCAACCATTCCCAGACCATGTATGCGATAGGTTACAATCCTTACCTGGATGCCAACTATTACTACAAGGCCCTGGCCAAGCAGGACTCTACCTTCATCAGCACTGATTACGGTGCCCTGGACAAAACGATCCCCAAAGAACTAATCAAGTTCTTTACTTACACCGTTTTGCACGGGTACCCCGATCAGGTAAAGGAGGCTCTCTACAAGACCTTGGCGAACACGTACCACTTCATTGAAGGATCCATGTATTACGTGGACTGTGGCAACGAATCAGGTTCATACGTTACAACCCTTATGAACTGCTTCGTGGTCCACTTCAACACGTGGTACACGGTTTGCCGTGTCTACAAGGAGCAGCACCGTGTCTGGCCCACATACAAAGAACTCACCAATGCCTGCAACATGCGAATTTTGGGAGATGACTGTATTCGGGCTATCACGGGGCTTCCCATCGACTTCAACGAACTGAAGAAGGACGCTTCCCTCATGAACCTGGACCTCACGGCCCCCAAGCAGGAGGGAACTCTTTCCTTCTGTTCCAGGG